CAACAAAATAGTGGGTAACCAGTCAGTTAACCAATCACGCAACCACTTAGGCATTATGCCACAATCCATTTCATTTCATCCTTCAGAACCACAGATTCCGAACCATCATATTCTTCAACCAAGAATTGGCTTCCGGCAGGTATCCACATTACCTCTAAATCGGATGCACCACCAGTATAAGCACCGGGGTATACTAATTCACAGTAAGCCTCTATACCTTGCAACCAGTTCTCTGGCTTATTCAGAACAAAATCCACTATGACCGAATCAAATAACAATTCAGGCAAAGGAGTGTTCCAAGTAGACCAACCTGCGCCGAAACCAGGTGAATACAGAACCGCTACTTTACCATCTCTTATAACTTTGTTTGACATACGATAACCTCTCTAAGATATAACTCAATTGTATCAGATAACCACAGTAAAGGCAATAATGAAAAAGTACTCAATTTCATGGTGGTAACGATATTTACCGGAAAAAAATTCTGAGACAACTCTCTGGATGAACTCGAAATTTACCGGAGGAAAAAAATTCTGTGGCCAATGGAGAGAGCTCAATGATCCTTTTGATAAGGTATACCAATGATAGAGGACTCCTTTTTTCTAACCATATAGTCATTTTGTTTTCAGCTCTCTCGCTTTGTGAGTACTTTGGTCTTCAAAAGGTATTCAACGTTGCTTGTCTCTCAGCTATCAGTGTTCTTTCCCTTTGGTGCGCTGCCTTGCGACCACGTACCACCTCTAACACCTCATAGCGCCAGTCTCCTTGTGGATTGTCTCGAATGGTCTGGCACAGTGTCCATGCCTTGTCTTCTTTGAATGCTCGGCTGAAATGCTTTTGGACTCTCACCTTAACAGCACGTACCAGCGCCGAACCATCCGCCACGGTCACACCAACGTAGGTATCACCAGTGTCCATGAGGGTCAGACCATACAGCACATGCTTACGGTCGGATCTGCGCTTTCTCATTCATCACCACCAAAATAACCATAGTCCTCATCCGTGCCGAAGCCAGCGGATGCCAGTGCGGAGGTGGCATCACCATCCATGGAATCGTCCATAAAATCTTGGTCTATATCAAAGATAGCATTAAGGGTATTCAAAGTAGAATGAACTTCCTCACAGACCACCTCGACCCATGCCACTGGAATATCCAGCTTGTAAGCTATCTCATACCAAGACAGCTGGCCACGGTTCAACTCTTCCACCACGGATAAATGAAGGTCACTCATCTTGCTCATACTGCTCTCCAGAAAATCAAGTCCATAATAATCACTGCGGCACCCATGGCCATCAGCACTGCAATAACAATAATTTCACGGTTGGTTGTCATATTACCAGCTCCTAACATTAAGTACTTCAATTTCAACAAATTCATTTTCAAAGAAAACATCTTTAGGTATTTGCTTTTCAACTGTATTAGCAAAAGACACAGCGGCATCATTATTATCAAATGCCTTTAAATTAACCCAACCATTCTCAGGACTAAAACTCTTAACGATATAAACTTCCATTTTATTTCCTTAATTAATGTGAATGAACTGCTCACCGGTTTCACTACTCGCCAGCCCTAAGTCAGCGTCCTGCACTGTCTGTCCTCGGATCCACCATTTCATACATTGGCAGTTCATTCACATTAATTCACTTTTTAGAACTGTTGTATTCCTGCAACAGTTGTTCTAGTGTTTTCTCATCATAAGCTTTCACACAGGAGTGTTGGTTAAAAACAACATTGCTGAGGAATTTCTTATTACAGGTTATGCATTTAATTTTCATTGCTTACTTTTTCAATCTATGGATAGAGTATAACACAACCGGTAATAATGGCAAGCCCTCTGTTGTTATTCTGCAACAGCGAACAGCTTTTGGCCATCTACCATAAAACGGTCGAAAGCCTCCATAACCTTTTCAGAATAGACCTGACGGCCATACAGTTTAACATCTTGAAGCAACTCCAAGAAGCCAACACCAAGGAATGCTCGTTCCTTCTCCAGAATCCGAATGGCGGTGTCAATTTTCATCATAATAGTTCTTTCAATCAATAGCTTTGGTGTGAATGACCAATGGAGAACAACGGGGTTCCATCATTATCATCACCAGCAGGACGTGGAGTAAAGCAATCAGCAAAATCATCATAGCAATAATAGCCAGTTTGAGTTACGACCAAGCGTGCATCGGCTGGCAATGCAGACAAAGCAGCAATCATATCAGCAACATTAACAAAATTAGTCATAATCATTTCCTTAGTAATAAAAGTGGATTGCGAGGCCTAAACAAAAACCAACGCACATTCCCAATAGAATAAACATTAAGCTGTTTCCTTAGTGGTAAAAAGAATAAACTTCGCAACATTCAACTGCTTACGGATTCTCTCAGAAGAAGCACCCATAGCCAATAATTCCTGACAATCAGACAGAATGCCAGCAATAACCATATCAATACCACAGTGGCGAGCGGTCAAAGATTCCATATAATCCTCACGGATATCCGCCTCGGACATTCCGTACATCGCCAGTTCTTTATCAGTAGCTCTCATTTATTACTCCATTTATCAACTCAACAGAAACCATTATACAGGTTTCGGCGAGAATGGCAATATACTACTAAAGTTCTCAGTTTCTCCGGTCAAGTATTATTATCTTTTTGGAGATATACTCTAGACCCGATTATCTTTCGATTATCTAATAATAACTCAGATATATTATCTTGTGACATTTTATTAATATCGATATTATCTCTCAGTTGATTAATCATTAGAGACCATTTAATATCATCTAAATTATAGTTTGTTTTATTCATATTCATTATTTCCTTCATATATTCATCATTTTACGCTGGTTTGGTATAGTGCGTTTGCAACCACTCACTTACATTGTTATACACAGTTTATCCACAGTTTATCCACAGGGATTATCACATAGTCCAATATATCTCTCGCCTTGGGTCATTTACTGTACCAATATCCATTTGGTTTATTGTTACTTTTCTCTTTATATTATCATGTGGATTGATAAACTCTACCTCTACTGGTCTATTATATAACTGTTGGAAGATACTACTGGATAATAGACCATAATCGTTACCTAGTCTGGTTCTAGCAATCTTGGCACCCTTCATTGTATTATATTCTTTATTGTCTGATGGATTATCGTTGGAAAATACAATATACATTATAGCACCTTTACGTAAACATTGGTAATTATAGAATTTGGATAAAAATACTGGCAGTTCTTAATGGCCAGTTCTATACTGGTTGTTCTTACTGGATACTGCATGATATTGGGACTATTTGGTGTTATTCTAAACTCTACCATATAATCAGTCATTATTTGATCTCTCCTAGCAGCACCTGTTCTACTATACGGAATTGGTATGGTGTAAGGTTTAGATAATTAGTCTTACCATGCTCAGAGGTTAATTGTAGTCTAATTGTACCATTAGATTCTACTGGCAATGGACATACTCTCAGCATCTGCTCTGAAATATAATTGTAGGTTCTCGTGCTCATATTAACTCTTACGGATTACTTTGAAAGTACCAGCCTTTTTAGTGCCGACAACCTTAGCAGTCCAACCAGCGGAATAAAATGCTTGACGGATAGTGCTGTCATTATTGGCTTTCAATAATTTGGTCACTCCTACTTCGGTAAAGGTCTCACGGACAATATCTGTCATAGCACCTTTGACCTTGGCACGCTTCTTTAGCGGACCTAATGGTTTTGGCCAGACAATACTGGAATTGGAATCATCAATGAATAACTTACGCAATTCAGAACAAAACTCGGATGGATCAACCTGAACCTCAACACCACGAAAAACAATAATAGCCATTTTACTCTCTCCTTAAACCTGTTCTAACACTTTAGCGGGGAAGCGGATCTTGCCCTCATAATCTAATTGGTCTCTCTCAAATTCCGTCATGTAATCGTCAGCAACCACTTCAACGCAAAGAATGGTCGAGGTAGCATATTCGTTGGAATACTCGATTTTGTCGGCCATAGAATTAACCACGGCTACGGCCTGCTCTTGGGTACCACTAAAATTGGGGATGAAATAATCCGATGAACCTTTTGGTTTCCAATATGGCTCGTCTTCAGAGCCATAGTTTTCATAATTTTGGGTCATAACGTAAATCTTGCTCATATCAATGTGTCCTTATCAACTCAACATAGCCAATTGTACAGGTTTTGGTGGTTTTGGCAAGGGTAGAAAAAAGTATTACTTATTTTTAGTCAAGTATTACGTTAGTGACCACTTACTTACTTCTCAAGATTATCATTAACCTTTTCAAGTTCTAATACGGCCAATAATATCGCTGATAATACCGCCATTGCATAATCACCAGTATACCAACCAACCACGACCGTTAACCATAATACAATGGTAAATAGTTGTCGAATTATCTCTATTGCTTTTTCCATTATGCTCTTTCCTCTGCTTCATCGATTAACATATAAACCATTCTCTTGTAAGCCTCTTGCTCAATGGCCGTTAAACCATTATCGGCATCCATTTTCTCAATACAATCCCGAAAATCAACGGCATTAACTCTCATGCCATATTGGGATACTATAAAATTAACTTCACTTCGTGTCATATTATTCTCCGTAAATATTAGACCAGCATTTTAACTTAGCGATTTTACGCTCTTTTGCATTATCAACTGATTGTTTCTGGATAATACCATTCTCAATCATTAATTCAAACATACACATTAAATCACCGATTTCTTCTTCTAAATGGTCACGGTTACTCTTACCATTGTGAATACCATCAATACCAAAGCGATTAACTTTAGATATTGCCTGTATAACCTCGGCACACTCTTCCTGTGCGATTAAGATAATCTCGGTTTCTTTAATATTCATTGTATTGTGTCGGTGGGAGATAATACGGCATCATTAATGGCATTACTCATTAACTGATTAAACGTATCAGCCTCACCAAGTTCCATATTCATTCGCATTATCCGTGCCAATATGACAGCAGATATTTGTAATGGTTCTAGGTCATATTGGTTCATTAACTGACCAATCATCAGGTCAATATCACCGGCTAATGCCTGTACATTAGTATTATCTACGGTATTCATATTATTCACCAATTAAACTCAATTGGACTTCATGTCCACGAAAATTCTGACATAATCCAGTTGGTATTTCTTGATTATTCAAATTAGCAACCACTCGCATACCGGTTAATCGGCATAATGCATCACATACTGCTGCTCTATGTGATAATGTAGAAAATAGACTATTATAATCTTTAATCTGCATATAAAGTCCAACACCATCAATAATAACCCGCAATTTCTGGCTATTCTTTAAACCCCAAATGATCTGTTTTGTTCGCATAATAAACTCTTTATTTGTTAACTTACCTACAGTATAACAGAACCAGTGAGGTTGGCAAGCTGTATACTTAAGTACTCACAAACTCCGGTCAAGTATTATCACCATTTACTGCCTCGGGACCAGCTATCATCATAGTCGTCCAGATAATCTTTCACATCCGGTATTTCAATGTAAAAGTCTTCAGAGGTCAACGGGTTAAAATCTACACCTTGCTGGCGTAGTCTGGACTCACGTGCGATCCGTGCGTTACGGGCAGCTGCCTCTGGTGTATCATTGTATTGGTTTAGTTTATTGGCGAGGTGTTGCTTATGCTCTTGGGAATGCACACGGACATTACCACAGGACGCCGAACAATAAAGTCCACGTTTGGTGTGCTTATTCGAGCATCTAGGGCATATCTTTTCTGCAGGCATTAGTAGTATTCAATTTCCTGTTGTCTCATCATGTAATTTTCTCTGTTCAAATTTCTTCTCCTGTATTGTTTTCTCACCCATTGATTTGCGTGGGTTCATACAGAATACACATTGTGGGTTACCGCAATTTAATGCTGAATGTTTGGCAAGGTAATGTTCTTCGCCTTGTTTCACAGGTATACCATTTGCCTTGGCAATCTTTACCTGTTTTTTAACGTGATTCTCTTTTTGTTGAATACGTTTAGAATGTTTAACTTTTGATAACTCGTCCATATGCACTCCTTTGTCTGTCAATTATACATCGGCCAGTCAATGGATGCAACAGCACCAGAGTATCATTGCCGAAACGAAAAACCCACCTCAATGGGTGGGTTAGTCTAGATTTACTACGAAATTAATGAATTGTACTGCCTCATCTTCTACACTAAAAAATCTAATGTATGATCTGAGGGTCAACGTACAATATATGGACACCATAATTGTATCATCATCATGTATGGAGAATTTGATTCTCCAGTTGTTTCTTGTTACTGAATGCCAAGATTTGGTTTTTAATGCCGCTTCACGGAACAGACCAGTAAACTCGCTTTTGGATGTTTTTTTATGCATAGTACCTCAACTATTATGGTATATGTATAACCACAAATAATTGAGGTTTGCGTTACATCAAGAGCCTTTGAGTCGGTCTAAATGGCGGCGAGCAATTGCATTTTTAATTTCAGCAATTACACTTATGATTTTCCATACGAATTTCATATTAGTCCTCTACGCATTAAATTGTCCATTCTGGCCTGTAAATCTTTGTGGTCTACAGAATCTTTTAAATACATCTCAACTTCATCTTGGTAAGATGGTGTGAATGCCTTGTGAACCCAACTCCAAAAATCACTCATCTTCGGCACATCAACACCAGCAAAGGCGTCAAGTGGTCTACTCATTTTGTGAGTCCTTTTTTGTATAGGTTGGTTGCTTCTTCGCTAACGTATGCGGTAACTTCTTCGTTAGACTTTACGATTTGTTTTGTGAATGTTGTTTGTGCATCAACGAATGCCAACAATGGTTTACGAACCTTCTCATCGGTAATAAAACTATTAACGAAAAACTTTTTAGAATTTTGAACTGCATCAATGAATGTGTTATATGCAAACATGGGTATCTCCTTAGACGATTAAATTAATGAGGCCTCTTTCAAGCACCTCATTAATATATATGTTGCATTGCAACAAAAACTAGTGTTTATACTAGGTTTTTATTAGTGTGCCGTGTCTAAATCATCATGTTGTATTTTGGCAAGAATATAATCCTTGACCAATGAAGAACGGACAATATCATGCACAGTAAACTCAATACGGGTAAAGGCGTGCATGTGTTCGGCAATCTCAAAGAATTTCAAAATGCCTGTTACATCATTCTTTTTCTTGTTGAGGTCAGTCTGTCTGTAATCACCACACCAAATGATCTTGGATCGATATCCAACACGTGTCATCACGGTGTCTATCTCCTCAAAGGTCATGTTCTGCATTTCGTCCACAATGATAATGGCATCATCAAAGGACATACCACGAATGAATGATGTTGAAATGAATTCAATGTGACCTTGTTCTTCCAATCTATCCCATGCATCTTTGCGACCAAATAAGGTTTCACAAATCTGCCTGTATGGCTGTTGGTAAATCTCCATCTTCTCATTCACATCACCTGGTAAATGACCAATTTCACGTGATTGTACGGCAGAGCGCACCACGATTATCTTATTGAATGGGTTACTCTTATCGAGCACCTCTTCTATTGCCTTGTACAGAGCACAAAAGGTTTTACCTGTACCTGCTACACCATGTAGTGCAACGAAATAATCTCCTCTTTTATATGCATCAAAGAATAATCTCTGATTCTCCGTTAGTGGATCGAATGTTTGCAAGTCATCGATTTTTACTCTCAAAGAATTACTGCGTGGTTTGGTATCCGCTGAATCAGATACCATGATTTTAGTATTTGCTTTTCTAGCCATTCTTGGTTTTCTCTCTTTACGGTAATTATTAGGCAATGATGTGTGGAAGTTGATGTTTGGCCTCTCCTTCTTTATAAGTATTGGTGTTGCTTTTCAGATGAGCTTTACGAATCTTACATGTGACCCAATCATTATAGTAGTCAGGCGTAAGCAAACACCCTCGTACAAATATTTCATAAGTCTCATAGTAACTGCACTCTGTACGATTCTTACAGAAATACAAAACCTCACGATGGAAACTGTCTGCTCCCATAGTGGCCACATCTTCAATGATTGTTTTGTTCGAACCAAAATAGTTTTGCCAACCTGAATTGACACGGGTTTTCTTTTTCTTCCCGTTAACTTGCCTTGTTGCGGCTTTGGTGAAATACTTCCGGCCAATGTACTTTCGACCGGTTACTTTGTTTGTGATACAGTAGACGTAACCATAATGACCTTCAATCATTTGGTCGGTTACCTCTACACCATTATAAAACCATGCCATTTATTCTTCGTCTTCAGCGTCAGGGTCGATAAAATCATCTTCCTCTAAAGCTATATATTCGCCACAAAATGGACAGTGCATTGGATCACTCTCACACTCTGTCTCGTCATATTGAATTGCAAAGTCCGAACCGCACGATTCACATTCGTGATTAACTATTAACATAAGTTACCTCCATATACTGTTACTTGAGTATATAGACACCAACGGAAGTTAATGTTATTCGTTCATTCTCCATTTGTTTTCTGGCAGGCCATAGTCCCATTTTGGATCCATTTCAACATTCCACCTAGTAGTGGCAACATTAAAATCTGGTATCTTCATCTTTTTAGGATTAGATGCTGGTTCTAAAATAACAACACGATTATTTGGTTGTGCTGCAAATTGGCCATTGTCACATTTAATAAAGTTGAATGACTTGTGGTCTTCAACATCTTCACTATGACCACAATCTATAACATTAAAATCTGGATGTGCAGAGTCAACAGTGAAAAGGTATTCACCCTCCAACCAAGATCCATCTTTCATCTTAATCTTACATCTCATATTTGATATCATTGCTTTTCTAATCACAGTAATATCATACGACATGCTGTTCCACAATTGCAAGAAATCTAAAGGATATGGTTCACCTTCAATAGGTTTCCAACAAAATGCATGTAATGGTAATTTATCATACAATGCACCATATTCATTCAAGTACGCTTCGATTCTGAATGCTTGACTACGCTGAGACTTTAATGATATCCACCAACAAGGTTCGAGTTCTCCATGACCTTTCTCAAAGTCATAGAGGAATTCTCTGCGAACAAAACATTTGACTGGCGGCAAGTTTGCTACTAGAAAACTCATGCAGCCTTACTCCAGACCTCATCCCATGAACCAGACAAGGCACCTTTGGCATAGTCGGTGGCACGGTTCTCAAAGAAATTGGTGTGTGTTGGTGCATTAATCATTTCTTCAACCCATGGCAATGGATTGCGTTTGACTTTGAATATGCCCTTCATACCAAGACCAATCAATCTACGGTCAGCAATGTAACGAATGTATTTCTTTAATTCATCTGCTGTTAGACCTTCCATAACATTGAAACCAAATGCTAGGTCAATGAACTTATCTTCCAATTCAACCATGCGTTCAGCAATGGTGTAAATGGATGATTTCAAGTCATCATTCCAAATCTCTTGGTTCTCTGAGATGTATGTCTTAAACAACTTCATCATGTTCTCAGCGTGCATTGTTTCATCAACAATAGACCAAGTAACAATCTGTCCCATGCCTTTCATTTTACCAGTACGTGGGAAGTTTAACAACATAACAAAAGATGAGAACAACTGCATACCTTCAGTGAAGGCACTGAACACGGCGATATGGCGTGCAGTGTTCTCTTTTGTACCATTCTTATTAGAAATGTCCATCACATAGTCGTGCTTGTCTTTCATTTCTTGGTACGCCATGAATTCATTGTACATTGTTTCAGGCAGACCTAATGTCTCAATCAGATGTGAGTATGCGGCAATGTGCAGGGCCTCACGTGCTGCGAAGCCCAACAACATCATGCGAACTTCAGGCTGAGGGAAATATGGCAGATAGTTGTTTACATAACCACCTGCAACATCAATGTCACCTTGAGTAAAGAATCGAAAGATGTGTGTGAGAAACATTTTCTCTTCTTTTGATAGTTTATTCTTCCAATCTTTAACGTCTTCATGCATTGGCACTTCTGTGTGTAACCAATGACTCTGTTCGTGTTTTAACCATGCATCATATGCCCATGGGTAATTGAAAGGTTTAAATGAACTGCGTTCGTCCGTCAGTCTGCTGGGATTCTTCTTAACCATTGATCCATTCCTTAACTAGTTCTTCTGATTTTACACCAACCATCTTCTTAAGTACAGTACCATCTTCAATCATTACCAATGTTGGTACTGAACGAATGCCAAATTCAATCGCCACATCCGATTGTGCGTCAATATCAACGACCTCAATTGGGTATGGTGAATCTACATTGTTTAAAATCATTGCCAATGCTTTACATGGCTGGCACCATGATGCTGTAAATCTAATAATCTTTTTCATTTGTTGCACCAACTTTGTTTTGCTTCACCGTAATATTCACGTGCGAAACCATTTTGAATTAACATTGCTCTGAGACTCTTACCATCTAACAAAACATCACCAAGAACACGGCCACCATATTTGTCCCAATCCATCAATGCAACTTGCCTTTTTTGTGCGGCATTGATTTGTGCCTTCGTGAAAGCTGTTGCTGCTTCGCCACGCTGTGCTTCTTGTGGACACATTGCTCTATGACCTTTTTCAGGTGTATCAACACCAAACACACGGATACTTAATTCTTGTTTCAATGGTGGTGGCAAGAATGTTGCTTGAAATGCAACCGTGTCACCATCAATAACCCTGGTGAGTGGGAAATCATAGATGACCATTGGTTTTTCTTTTTGTGCAAAACTTGCAGCTGATGTTAGTGCCAAAATGGCAACGATTAGTAATTTTTTCATTTTTATTCCTTTTTAAAATATTAACCTTCGCAAGCCAAACATTCATTGCCTTGAGCAATGGCACTCATGTCCAACTCTTTGATAACTTCACGTTCAATACGTTTAGATACCTTATCGGCCTTCGCCAATTTTTCAGAACGGCAGTAATACAATGTCTTCAATCCTTTTTTCCATGCCAAGAAGTGGCAGGCGTGTAGATATTTAACATTTACATCAGGCCTAAAGAACAGGTTTAAACTCTGTGCTTGGTCTATGTATTGCTGACGGTCAGCGGCATGTTCAACCACCCATCGTTGGTCAATCTCCATACCAGTTTTGAACACCTCTTTATCGATCTCACTCATCCAAGTTAGGTGTTGAACCGAACCATCGTTTGCAATGATTGAAGACCAAATATCATTGTAATCATTTTGTGATACTGTCTCTCCATCACCAGCAAGGTATTTTTGAATAACTCTATCTAACCATTTATTCTTGGTCAAATGTGAACCACTCAACGTGTCTTGTCTGTAAGCATTAGCACGATAAGGTTCAATAGAAGGGCTGGTATTACCCATAATAATAGAAGAACTAGCATTGGGAGCAATAGCCATAACGTGAGCAAACCTGCGGCCAGTGCCAGCACAATCTGCCGGAGATCCCCTAAGAGTCCCAAGGTCGGTGTTTGCTTCATCTAGTTTACCTCTGATGTGTTTGAACATTTGGTTGTTAAGGACTTTAGCCATGACACCTTCGAAAGCAACACCATTCCGTTGTAGGTAAGCATGAAAGCCGAGAGCACCAACGCCAATGCTACGCTCACGGCCTGCAGAATACTTTGCACGGGAAATGGCATCAGGAGCATTAACGATAAAATATTCAAGCACATTATCGAGCATCTCAGCCATATCTCTAAGGAATAACGGGTCATTTTTCCACTCATCATAATACTCCAAGTTAACTGAAGATAGACAGCACACAGCAGTACGGTCTTTATCAGTTGGTAAAATAATTTCACTGCATAAATTTGATTGATTGATTTTCAAACCTAGTTTCTTTTGAAACTCAGGTAATGCACGATTACTCGTATCAATGTAATGTATATATGGTTCACCGGTCAACATACGCATCTCAAGTATGTTTTGCCACAATAGTTTGGCAGAAATCTTTTCACGTACTTCGCCATTGTGTGGGTCTTTTAACTCCCATGTATCATCCACATTAGGGTCTAACATAGACTTCTCGACCAACTCCATGAAATCATCGGTGATATTGATACCATGATGTAAGTTCAACGTTCGCATATTGGGATCACCAGTAGGTTTACGCATCTCCAAGAAAATCAGAATGTCAGGATGGGATATGTTAAGATAAGCAGCATAAGAACCACGGCGAGTACGGCCTTGCCTATAAGCCAAAGAAGAAGCATCATAAGTCCTAAGGTGAGGCATGATGCCAGTAGACTTATCATCCGCTGAACGAATACCGAGCCCAATGCCAATACCGCCTCCCAACATTGAAAGCCAGTTAACTTCTGATAGACAATTGACAAGGCCTTCAGAGGAATCGTGTAGATAAGGTAAAAAACATGATATAGGAAGGCCACGCTTACTACGCCCAAAACTGAGAATAGGAGTAGAATATGACAACCAATGTCTACTGCTATATTCGTACAACCTTTGAGCATGTTCTTTGTTAGACCCGAACGCATTTGAAACATATGCGAACCTTTCTTGCGGAGACGTTTCATCGTCCTTCATGTAACTTTCTTTTAATCTTTTTCTACCTAACTCATCGAACAAATTGTCCCGAGAATAGTCAACCTTTATACCGTGAACGATATTCATATTTACTCCAATTAATTATTTTTGTTCTTTAAACTCATTTGCCATCGGAAATACTTTGGCAATTACTTTAGCGCACTCAATCGCAATGTCTCTGTGTTCTTTTTGTGTACCGTTTGCTGAACGGAGTTGTATGTAGTGAATCCACGAACGTAGTGTTCCGTTCATGTAGAGGCGACTTACAGTAAGACCTTCTGGTAATACCGCACGTGCCTGTTCTTTAGCAATGCCATTCTTGATAGCCCATGAGTACTCTTGTTTGACTGAAAACAATACTCGTTTCTGAGCACGTTCCCATTCAAATGCCAATAACTTCTGTGCCTCATCATTCATATCCAACTCTACACTGTTTTGTCGATTCTTTGTATCTTGCAATCTTGCCTCACGCAACACAAATGCCTCATCAAGTTCAGCTGTAGGGTCTGCATATCGTTGACTAAACTCTTGGAAACTAAAACTACGGTGACGCAAGATTTGTCGTGCAATGTCACGTGTCGTTGTAAGTTCCAAACACATACTCACCATCTCAAGCGGTGACCAATGTTGGTGTTTAACCAAATAACGAATCAACTTCTCACTTGTTTCTTTATTATCTTGGTTTGCAGGGTTTGACACCCTCGCACAAAACGCAACCAATTCAGTCATGTTCTCTGCGAAATGTGACTCAGGTTGCGAATAACTAATCAACTCAACTTTCATACTCATACTTTCTTCCAAAAAATAAATTCAGTTTGTGCCTTGATGCCTTTGAATGTGTTATTACTTATAATATCTTCAATTTCATCAGGCGATAAACCATTCAACACCATCTCATTAATATCCTTGCCTTCAACAGTATCAGGCCAAATGACGACATTATGACCTAACGCTATCGCTTCTTGCATCAACTTCGTAATTTCTTTATTACGTGGTTCATTGTCATATATCAAGGTAATATTATTTGCCTTAATATTTTTTACCGATTGGTGCAATGACGAATCACCTGATGCCAGACAGTTACTTAGGAACATGGAATCCAGAGGTCCTTCAACCATTCTAACAGGTTTACTCAAGTCAACTCTATCGAGACCAAATACCATCTTATCTGCATCTTCTTTAATCTTCAATGTCACATAACGTAGTTTGTTATCTGAAGTCTCCAATGCACGACCAGACACACCAATGAGGTCATTATACTCGTCATAGAATGGAATTACAAGCCGTGCATCATCGACCACTTTTTTGCCGTGATCTGGAATCAAGGCATCTAAAAATCTTTTGTAGTGTTGTGTGAAGAATAATCTATTGTATGATTCTTTTGGTACCATACGGTTCTGTAGATAGGTCAAACAGAAGTGACCTTCGGGTAGTTTACTGCAAACCTCTGCCTCAATGAATGAGGTTTCTTTTTGTAGTTTACCAAATCGTGGAGGTGGTATATCAATGAATGAGACTGGTTTGTTTTGTACACCAGTCTCACCACTTTTATAATTCTCCATCACATACTCTTTATACAAAGAGTCATCTAGGTTCTTAATTAGATTACCTAAATTTGTGCCGACACTGCAATTGTGGCAACGATAGAACAAACCATTGCCTTTTTGGTACACGTACCCTCTAGCTTTGCTTTTGTTCCTTTGACTATCACCACAAATTGGGCAAGAGAAATTCCATAGGTAAGAATCTTTTTGTTTAAAGTTACGTAAACGTGAAGATACTAATTTGATATATTTTGAGTCAGTCGATATTGTCATAGACCATAATATAACACACCTTCAAGTGTTTGTCAAGACTAACCAAGAATTTTCATTATTGTTTCCGTATGACCAGATACCCAACCCATGACGGCAATTGCGCCAGCGGCAGTCCACAACCATTTGTCTCTTTGAGTTTTCAATGCACCAATTTCTTCAGCTAAAGCTTTATGTTGGTGACAAGAAGCATCATACATCGTATTCAACTTGTCTGTCAAGCTATCCCTTGTTTTATCAAGGCAATCATGCATATCTTTTACGCCGATTTTAAGATCATCAATTTTCTCATCTAAGTTTTGTACCTTAGTTTCAACAATACCAAGTCGTTCTGTTGTAGTAGCCATTTATTTTTTCTCAGGCACTTTAGTGCCTTCTAACTTCTTATGCACTTTGATTTTCTTACAGTCTTGAGCCGGTTTACCAGTCTTTTTATCCATGATTGGTTTACCTGCTTTGTCCACCTTATCGTGGCAAACTTCTTTCATTTCACCAGCTGCAAATACTGGTGTTGATAATATTAAACATAGACCTGCTACAAATATAATGTTTTTCATAATACGTCCTTAAATGTATGGTTGTGGTGCGGCAGGCGGTGCAGATTTACCACCGAATCCCACTGTCACCGAAATTGGTTGTTGAAAATCTGATGCGTTTGTTCCGTTGAATCCACCACCATATGAAGGTGCTGGTTGTGAGAAACTTGTTGGTGTTGGTGAACTAAAACCACCGCCGTTGAATGCTGGTACATTTGAAGATAACGTAGGTGTTGCAACTCCACTTGTTGGTAAACCGGTTGAGACATTTGTTGCACCTGCTACTTTTTCTTGTGTACGTCCATATGCTGTAACACCTAATACACCACCCATGGCAACGTGGAACAAACCACCACCTTGTAGTGTAATTGGAACCCATTGACGGAAGGCATCATTGGCTGCCTGTACTTCCCAAAACTGTACGATAGTGAACATAATTGGGAACAAAGCAAAGTCAAATAGACAACAAGTCATGTACATCATTGCCATCATTGGACGCCACTTCTTGGTCATCCAATCTTCGTCAGGCTTTTTCTTTTCTGTTTTTAATTCTTTTGCCATATTAAACTCCTAATACGTGTAAGGCGTGTTCATAATGTTTAATGCGGTCCTCAAGTCCAATGGTACCACCGTTGATTCGTTTTGTCAATGTGAGAATATCACCTTTGTCTGCCCACTGGTTAAGGTTGTTTGATTCCCAAAACCAACATGCAGATTGAGCGGCACCTTCAAATGTGGCCAAATACTCAGATACTTCTTCTGGTGAAATTTCTAATGAATCTGCAAATGCTCTGTAGTTGTTTTTGCCTGTCAATTGAATTAGGCCACGACCACAGTATCTGTAACCATCACCAGAGGCCTCATCGCCATTACCCATACGACTAGCATAGACACGATTGGCAATTGCTTCTTGTTTGTTTGGCAGTGAACAGTAGTGGTTGGCAATGGCATCATCGGGGAAATACTTCGGAAAGATTTTACGTAATGATGCAGGTCGATAGTTTAGATTCTCTTTAAGTACCATGAAATTACCAGATTCGTGAGCACATTGAGCAATAAATGCTGCAACTCTCTGTGGTGTATTAATCTCATAGTCTGGCAATAATTGTTCTAATGCACTGTACCAATAATCAAGATATGGATTCTTTGGTAGAAGTTGTTTCAGTTGTTCTTTAGTTAGTTCCATTTTTTACCTCAAATTGATAGTGCTACATTGCACACTTGTACGATATATCTAAATGCTTGTTCGTTGTCTGCACATTCCTGAGCAGCACGTACATCACGTATCTCATTAATGAGATAATTTCTTTCTTCTGCACTAATATTACCTAGTTGGCATTGTTCAACAATGGCCTGAATTTCTTGTTCTAATGGATGCATTATCTTCCTCCCCATGCGGATTTTGCGGCTTCAATTCTTTGTTCAGCAGTCTTCTTACCTATTTCACAAAATATTTTACTACCACCATGACTCATTTTAATTGCATGGTTGTGTAGACCAACAATATTCTCTTGTTGTGGGTCTTTGCGCCAATTAACATAAACCACCATCAATTCAGTCTGAGATATAACTTTAGACCAATTTGCTGATGTGCAATCAACTTTACGCAATTCATTGTCTGTTATTACCAAATAATTCAACAAGACAGGATCATGCGGTTTCGGCCAATACTTCTGTATTGTAGTACAGCCACTCAATAACACTAAACTTAAAATGATTAATAATTTATTCATATGCATATTTATACCCTCTTTTTATCTTTTTTACGCCATTGTAGACACACAACCTTTCGGTTATACACATCACCACTCCAAGCCCATCGCACACACTCATAATCTGGTGTGACATAACTTAGTGTAAATGATAGTAGTAAACTGGCCACTATTTATTCGCCAATGGGTTGTCAATCGCCTTTTGTATTTTACTATCAACTTCTTTCTTTAACTGAACCACTTCACGTTCAATCTCTCTACGTGCGTCAGCCATTTCTCTACGAATACCGTTGGCTTCGTTGCGAGCCTTCTCCAAATCTTCACGTACCGCTTTACGCATATCACGCATC